TTATCAAGGAATTTGCTTATAAAATCCATAACCCTCTTTTGTCCAAAATTATAATCATTTCTTAATGTGTACATTAGTATCAAAATTGACTGGATGAAAACATCCTGTCTTTCTTTAGCAATGTAATTTGCCATTTTGTGACGTTCCATTTCACGTCTTATTCGCTGTTGTTTATTCATTCACCGTTACCTCCACAAACGTTCATTTAATAAGTTTTCACTAGTGTTTTCAAGGTAACAATATAATATATATAATATATATATTTCTTTTTTTTATTATATATAATATATATAAACTCTCTTTATATAAGAATTTTATAAAAATCTGTTACCACTGTTACCTAACCTCTTAAAAGTGAATTGTATCAAGGGTTTTGATAGGTAACAGTAAAATTCAAAAACCTGTTACCTACTGTTACTTAACTGTTACCTTTAACAACATACACCCTCGTTGCTATTCCGTTTATTTTCCTCAATTTTGACGTTAAATTGAATTTACTATTAACTTTTTTACTAAAAGATACGTTATTAATTTGTTCATAACCCTCTCTGCTGCAATATTCTGTATACTCCAAATAAATATCTTTAACAGTTTCATTTATTATCATATCTTTATTTAATGTTTCAAGATATTCATCAACAGGATCAATCTCGTTTTTATACTCTTCAAATTCCTTGTTAGTATATTCACTTTCAGTAAACTTATTATTTTTAAGTACTCTTTTTAACCCAGCAATACCAATATTGATTAAATATTCCATGCTATCTTCTGTCAGTAATTCATCAATAACAAACGGTTTATAATCCGGACTACTACTATCAAAATAAGCTCGGAACGGAACAATCACAATCCTACTTAATACAGCTCCTGCGTCTGCACCGTCACCGATTTTAGGTATTGAGTTAGCACTATAAATAAGTTTGCAATAAGGTGTAAATTCGAATTTGTCACGACCTTTTAATTCAGCTGTAATTTTTTCACCCGATACAATTTTTTTAAACTGTTCAGTATCGTTTAATCTCTTATTTGAAATATCGTCACCAATATTAGCTAGCTTGTTAACCATCATCGCTGTTGAAAACTTATCACTTAAATGTTTAATATCAAGCACAGATGTGTTTTTACTTCCTAACAATTCTTTAAGCATATTTAGAAATGTACTTTTCCCGTTTTGTTTTTGCCCTGTTAAAATAAAACATTTCCTTAACTCGCAACGTCTATAAAATGTATAACCAATCATTTCCTCGATCAACATTCTAATTTCCTTATTATGAATAGCTAAATTGTTTAATACTTCATCTGTAAGGGGTGCGTAACTTTTAGGGTTGTAATTCCATTCTATTTTGTTAGTGATTATTACATCGGGTGTAAAGTTTGAAAACATATCCGTTTCAACATCTAGCAATCCATTTTTAAAAGCTATAATGTTAGGTGAACCAACTTTATATTCTTTCTCAACTAAAATCTCAAGTTTGTTGATTATTTCCTTACGTTGACTACTTGATAGGTTCGGCATATATCTGTCAATAGTTCGTTCTAACTCTAACGCTCCAAATCGATAAATACCATCTTTATACACGTGTAAATTACCATTTATGCGTTTGATATGATTTTCACTAATCAAAAACCTACTGAATTTATCGTAATTTAATTTATTATCTTTAAAAAATATCTCCTCTGAGAATGCGTCATCTCTTAAAATTACCTCAACTTCTTGATCATCTAACGGTTCATCGACAATATGCTTATTAATCAATCTTATTGTTTCTCTAACTTCTTCTTTCGTGAAGTCGTAACTTTGTAAATTTAAAATATATTTGAATAAATTACTGTTTCTGCCGTCTCCTTCTGAAAGATTACTAAAATCTATCTTACTTTTAACAGGTGTTAAGAATTTAGGTAAATAATCGTATTTTTTGCTGTCCCACTCTACAAAACGCTCCGCTCCGTCTTTTTTAATTACTTGATAAGAGTTTTTTAAACCTACCTTAATATCAGCTTTTACTCCTAATGCTAACGTTACACCAGTAAAATTCTTGAATACTTTATCATTCTTAAATAAAAAATGTTTCCCTCTTGCTGTTTGATATACTTTACAATTAAGTTGTAAGTCTTCAACAAGATTCATTAACTTTTCTGACTGTTCTTCATCGTCAACATCGATAAGGATCACATCATCCCTTAACACACCACCATATGATTTTAGTTTTTGTGCTTCTTCTAAAGTTTTAAGTTTTTCACCACGTTTGAATTTATCAATCGAACTTTTACCGTTCGTTTTGACGTATCCTCTATAAAGTGACTCCATACTTTTTAACCCTCCTAATCGCTTCTGAAATGTACCAATTTTCATCATAGTACTTAAATTGATTAGACACATCAAAAGAAAATACACCTTTAATAGGTCGCCCGTACCAGTTAGCAAAAACTCTATAATCTGGCTTTGCTAGTATTTGAAATTCACGTTCTTCTTTACAATTATTAATAGTTTTTGCTATTTTCTCACCGGACATCAAATAAGCACGCATAGAGCGTTTTATTATACTTTCGGAGTAATTACCCTCTGAACACTCTTTAAGCTCTCCTACAGCCTTTATTTCGTCTCCTATGAGTAAATAATTATTAACATCTTTCTGATAGATTTTATCGTAACAAGTAAACGTCAGATTATACCTTGTTAAATCTTCGAACTTTTCGCAAATTCGGTCTATTGTGTCGAAGTCGTCATATTCTATGATAATTCCGTCAGTATTAGTTTGAATTAATTTAATATGCGGTTCTAACATTTCAATTAACAAGGTAATTAATAGTTGTCCGTTAACACAAATAGTATTACTTGCTCTAGGGTTATAAAGATCACTGAATTTATTTTTAAAATTACCTACGATACTATTATCAGCTAGTTTGTAAGGTAGTCTTTCGGGTTTACCTTTTAATTTTAGGTTCTGTTCGTGTATATATTTTGCACGTGAGATTTTTTTAATATTAAAATAACCTAACCTATTTAACATTGTAGGATAGAAAGTTTCAATATCGATTACTAGAATAGGTTTACTGCTGCAATAAGATTTCCTCGCACCATGGCAACCGCCGTAACCGTAAGTATGTTCAACACCTGCTATCATAGTTTTGTACTTTTGTGAATAGTTGTTATTATTTACAAAAAAGTTTCTAACGTGTGAATACTTGAATAAAATATCCAGTTTCATAAAATCAAACTCATCTTTATAACAAGGTGTGCCACCTATTGCATAAGCAGTAATACTAGCAATGCTTGAGTTTATTAAATATTTAGGTAGTTTAAATTCATTAATCAACGCCATCTTGCATTTGTAAGTGTCGATATTTTCAAAGAAAGTTTCTACTACTGCTTCAAGTTCCGTCTTAACATTGTAACTATTCATCTTATACTGTATTGAATACTTATCCTTGCAATCATAAACCGTTACAACATTCTTTAAATGGTCCGCTTGATCGTACGTTATCCAGATTTCCTTTTTATTTCTTTTGATAAACTTATCTAAATCATCATTGTTATCTATGATTAAATTTTTCTTTGTATTAAAATCAGCGATATGAAGATCTCTGTTTTTAATGTAATAAAATATCATTGTTTACCTCCGTGGAGGTCGAGGGCGGTTAACCCTCGAATACCTCTAAAATTTTATAAGTTTTAAAGCCTTTTTTGTTCTCACCATATTCAAGTGAATATTCTAGTGAGTTTTCTTCAGCAAAATCTTTAATTTCATCAATTAAGTTTGCATACTGTGCGAATGATTCAAATGTTACTTCAATTTCTCCATCTGATAACTTTTCAAGTAACGGCTTAATAATTGCCAGTTTTTGCCCTTTGTCAACAAGTTGGTATTGGAAAATTTTATTATTTTCATAATCTCCACTTAAAATTGTGTACCAAATTTTAACCATCGGTTTATCGCTCTTACTCATAGTAAGTTCTAGTTCTGATATTGCTACTTCATAAGTACCTGGGGGGACTTCTTCAAATTCTCCACCATTTTCAATTGCTTTTTGAGTGTCCTCTTTTAATCCCTCTAAATCTGCTTCTCTGTCATATTTGCTAAAATCGATTGCCATTGTTTTTATTCTCCTCTACGTCTTCTTCTAGTTTTTGTTTCTGTTTTTTCTAATTCAACATCTTCAGTAAACGGGTTAACTACTTCATTTCCCTCATCATCTGTTACTACAAATGATTCTTCTTCTGTTTGTTTAGTCTTACGTCTTCGTTTTGGTTTCTCTTCCACTACTACCTCAGCTTCTACAGTATCTGGAATTGAAGTGTCTGGCGGTGTAGTTTCTTTAACTTCTTTACTTTTAACTACCGCTTTACTTTTTACCCCGTCTTGTGCTTCAATTAATGCTTCTTTAAATTCATTCATATCTAGGTCGATTAAATCACGTTTAAAATTAAATCTACCGCCACCAAATGCATTATTTACTTTCTTCAGCTGCAACTTACGTTTACCCTCTTCATCAATGAACGCCCTAACTGTTAAATCTACAGTACCGCTTAATACGTTGGCTGTTTTATCATCAATGTTAGGTGTGAAAATCGTTCTAGTATTTCCGTTTCTTAACTTAACTTCTTCACGTTTTTCTTTTGAGATATAAACTATTTGATATCCTAAACTTTTCAAACGTTTCATAGCAGTGTTAAATTCACTACTAACCATTTGCCATCCTTTACCAAATCCACCATCAGATTCATGTTCCCAATTATATTTATCAAAAATGTACAGCCTGCATAAATCTCTTAAATCTTCTACTAGGTCAATCGCTATTGTTTTAAAAGTATTTTCTTGTGTTTCTAAACTGTCGATTACTTCCAGGAATGATTCCCAACCGAATTTAGTTTTAATTAAACGTCCCTCTTGTTTTTTCTCATTCCTAATTAGTACAAACGGGCTTTCAGTGTTATCTGTATTTCCGTCAGTATTGATAAATAATAGGTCCTCAAATTTATCTACAAAAGTTGATTTCCCAACATAGCTATCAGCATAAATCCATAAGTCTGGCTTTGTGTCAATAACCTTTTCACGCTTTTTATTTTCTGGTAATTTAAACATATAATTTTCTCCTCTACAATATTCACAATGTGGATTATTACATTTTGGAAATAACCCCTTAAAATCTGTATTTTCTATTTTTTTAATAATTTTGAAAAACTCATTTACTTTTCTTTCGTCATATTCAACATATCTAATAAATGGTTGTTCTAAACTTGCTACAATTCTTTTTCTGAATCCGTGCAAGTCTTCTTTTGTTTTTTGTCTGATAAAAGTTTTTGGTATAAAGATATAACCTAAATCTTTAACTGGTTTATTAAAGATTTTTTCATAGTAGTATTTATAAATATGCAACTGCCTTGAATTTAAGTAATTTTCAACGTTGTTTGAGTATTTAAAATCAAATATACTTACGCTACCGTCTTTATTGTGAATAACTAAATCAATAAACCCTAAGAAGTTATCAGTTGATATTTCAACTTCATATTCACAATTAAAGGCGTTTAACTTTCTGATTACACGGTCAACCTGCACATTCATTTTAATTAATTCATTAACATGAAGATCAGTTATTTTTGGAAAGTTCTCAAGGTATAATTTCTCATAGTCCTTTCCCTCAATTCCACCGTGAACCGCACTACCTATTATTAACGGGTTATTAGCTTCAAGGTTCGGTATTGTTTCTATTTCGAAGATATACTTAAACTGAAAGGCGTACTTACATTGTTCAAATAATGATACTCTTGAGTAACTATAGCGCATGAATTTTAGCTATAAAGTCATTCATTTCTTTTAATTTAGAATTGATTAACTTATCTTTCAGTTCTTTTTTTCTAAGTATAATTTCTGAACCGCTAATTCTATCTATTAAGAAATTGTTAGGTTCATAATTTGAAGTATCATATTCAATAAATACTGCAAGTTGGATACCGTATTTAGTTAATACTGTTACAATATCTCCTGCTCTTAAACCTATAATATCAGTGTAAAAAATGTAAAACTTATCTGTATAATCTCCGTAACCTTTTTGGATCTGTACTTTTGCTTTATTCATTGCATAACTCCTCTATTAATTCTTTAAATTTTTCAAAACCACTAGGATATAACACCATCGCTATTCCTCCAGCGTTTTTTATTTCTTCGATTTTCTTTAATTGTAATTTGCTAGGCTTTCCCGTTTCACGTTTTACTTCGATACCTAAAAAGTAACCATTGCAGCATATTAATAAATCGGGTGTGCCTTTAATTCCAAAATACTCAGGATTATATTTTAGGAAATAACAACCTTTTTCTTTTAGAAATTTCTTTATTTTGTTTTCAAATGCTTTCTCACTCATCATTGTTTATCACTCCATCCAACCAGCCATGCTGGGTTAACTTCATATAATTTAGCCAGTTTCTCAACCATATCTAGTTTTGGTAAACGGTGATTATTTTCAAACAATGATAATGAGTTTTGGTCTATAAACACCAGTTTGCAAACTTCAACTTGTGTTAACCCTCTAGCTTTCCTTGCTTCCTTTAATCTGTTAATCATTTTAGTGTGATTCTCAAACTTTCAGAGCGTTTTGTAACTTTTGGATAGTCCTCTAATAGTTCCGCATACGCTACTGGTTCTTTCTTTTGAAATTCTTTTAAATCAACCGATACACTTTCACTAGGGTTAGTTACCATAACTTTTATAAAATCATTGTCGATTGATTTTATTCCAGCTTCTAGCATGGCATCTAATAATTTACTTTTAGCTTCTTTAGATAATTCATCTAATTTTTTCTTTTCTTCTTCCAATAACCTTAACTGTTTAAAATCTTGTAGGTATTTACTTTCGAATTCTTGTATTGAATAACTCATTTGTGTAATCTTCTCCTTTTTCTAGTGCTTTATATATATCTTCTTCAATCGAATCTTGCACAACTAATTTGTAATAAAAGCAAGGTTTCTCCTGTCCTATCCTGTGAATCCTTTTAATGCTTTGCATGTAGTCCTCACATTTTTCAGTTGGTGAATAAAAGATCAGGTGATTTGCCTTTTGCATGTTGTGTCCTTTTGCTCCTGCTTGATATTGCATAAGCGTGATGGAATTATCAGCATTGTTATAGTTTTCTTTATCAACCAATTCTCCGTTAACATAAGAAATTGGTCTATCTTTTGGAATACAACTTTTAATCGCTTCTTTCTCGTGATTAAAATTGTAAAATATGATTAATCTTCCCTCTGTTGAGTTAATTATATCTTTTAATTTTTCTTTCTTATTTTCGTTGTGAATACTTGCTAACTGCCTTAAAAATAACCTTTCTTTCAGTTGAGTATCTCCAACATATTCAACTTCACCAAATAGCTTACTTTTAAATTCAACTACTGCATGTTTCTCAAATTCCTTATAATATTTATCGTTTTTAACTTTAATTTCAATAAAGTTTTGTTCTGGCAGGTCAAAAACTTCTTCTGTTTTCATGAATACACAGCCGTATTCCCTCATTTTACGTTTTAACCTGTCTACGTTCTTATAAGGTTCACTTTTATTAATTTGATAAAATGTTCTTCCGAACCTTTTCAGTAAAGTTCTATTTAAGAATTGGTCATAAAATTTGTTTTCTTTGATTTCCCAACCTAACAAATTAAGTTGCGTCCAAAGTTTTTCATACTTACCGCTGGTAGGTGTTCCAGATAGTAAGATCAGATTTTTAAATTTTAACTTCTGTACTGTTTTTGATATGTTAGTTTTACTGTTTCCTAATACTGAACTTTCATCGATAATCAATGTAAAGTTTTCTAGTTTTAAAAGTTCCTTGTAATTCTCACGATATGTTTTCTCGTAGTTAATTACAGCTACTTTTTTACCAGGATATTTTAGGTAGCTTTGTAATATTTTTACGTTAGTTATAGCAAATACTTTGTTTTCGTAAAATTGTTCAAAATGTTCACTCCAGTCACTAACCTTGGAATTTTGGCAAATAACCAATATTACATCATTTTGGTATAGTTTAGCTTGCTCACTAGCTACGAACGTTTTACCTAAGCCTTAACCCATATCTAAGTAATAAGCTACTTTATTTCTACCTTTAGCAGCTTTTATTGCTCTTTCTTGGTGTGGGTGCAATTTTACTTTAGACATTTACATCACCTCTTTTCATGTTAGGTAAATTTGAAATGTAATTTCCATATTTAACTGCATGTTTTATATTTTCACTTTGAGTACACCACTCTAAATTGTTAATGTTATTGTTGCTCCTGTTGTTGTCAATATGATTAATATTAGGTTTGTTTAACGGGTTATTTAAAAATGCTTCTGCTACTAATCGATGAACATATTTCTTTTTACATTTTCCGTTAATATCATATAAATTAACTTTCAAATAACCGTTCCCGTTATCGTAACTTGACAATTTTCGTTTTCGCCTTGAATTATTGTGAACAATTGAATAAACATTTCCAAAAATATCAACTTCATATAAGTTTTCATAACCAACAACTGCAACTCGTTCTTGGTGGGGGTGTAATTTAATCATCGTTTAAATCTTCCAGCATTTTAAGCATATATTTAACTTTCAAATCTATTACTTTTAGTTTTACGAAATCTTTTGTTATTTCACTTGCTAAAAACATTTCATTTGATACCGTTGAATCAATTCCCTCAAGCAATAAGATATTAATTGAAGTATCTAATTTATCTTTTGAGGCTTTTAAAATTTGTAATATTTCTAAAATTTCTTTATCTATTGTTACTTGCATTTTTTAGTTCTCCTTTAAGTAATTTACTACGTTTGTTAGTAAAGTTTTTGCGTCTTCTTTTGGTAGTTTGATAATTTGTTCGTATAATTCTTGAATATCCTTTTCGGTATCTCCGTAAAGTAGTTCGTTAACGGTCATATTTCCTAATTTAGCTATTATTTCTAATCTTGATTGATTAGGTAATGATGTTCCATTTTCCCAACGTAAAACAATACTTTTAGAAGCGTTCAAATTATCAAGTTTTCCGAATGCTTCTAAGGTGCAACCTTTATTTATTCTTATTTGTTTTATACGTCTACCAACTGCCTTTTTATCTATGTTATTTTTCATTTGTACTTCCAAACCCACCATTTCTAGTATCATTTTTAATTCTTACACCGTGTGTTACTGGTAATACTTTGTTAAAAATTCCCTGGGCAATTCTAGTGCCTTTCTCAATCGTGATATGCTCATTAGTTAGGTTGTTAAACTCAATCATAATATGGCCCTCATTTGTTGGGTTATTATAATAATCAGAGTCAACAATTCCTACGCCGTTACTCATTATCAATCCTAAGTTTACTGGTGTGCTGCTTCTAGCGAATATTTGTAAGTATTCATCTTTTTGCATAAAAGCTTTAACTCCAGTAGGTACTAACGTTGCCTCACCTTTAAATCTAAAAGCAGGTATTCTGATATCAGCGCTAGCTATAAAATCAACCCCTGCGCTATGAATTGTGGCTTTGATTGGTAGTTCACCGTTCATTCCCTCAATTAATTCAAAACCTCGCATTTTTTGGTCTCCTTTCAATCTGTTTAAATCTATATCTAAAGCCTTAGCAATTTTAACAATTTCATCTAGTTTGATACTTTTGTTGTTTCCATATTTCAAACCATATACTTTTGAATTGGTAACACCACTTAATTTAACAAGTTCTTCATTGCTCATTCCTAAATGTACCATTCTTGTAAATACCATCTTTTTGAAATCTTCAATCGCTATGTTTTGTTTCTTCTTACTCACTTTCCAAATCATCCTCATCACCATCTGGGAAAGCGTAAGCTCCTCGTTCATCAAATCCATAAAATGGAATGCATATTGAAGCCATAAGTCCTGATAAAATCCGTTCCCACTCAATGTTGCTAAGTATTAGCATACATACAGCAACAACAATACAGGTCCAGTAGTAAGCGTTGAATTTTCTTCTTCTTAAATTATCCATTTTGTTCTCCTTTGATAATTTTTAATTTATCTGGGTGCTTAGTGAAGAATTTACTTAGAAAGTTTTCTAGGTTTCCCAACGCTACATCTGATAGTGGAGCGTTGGTTGTAACTGTAACTTTCATTAAACGTTCTCCTCGATAAACTCCATAATTTCATCATATTTATTTTCAAGCTGTTTATTTAGTTCATCTGCCTTATTACCAACTGTTAACGCCTCTTGAGTTTTACCTTCGTTTACTAAATCGTAATGTTTTAATTCTTGTTGTGAAAGCTCATCTCCGATATGCTTGTATTCTTTAATAAGATCTTTTAATTTTTCTTTTACCATTCTTTTGCTCCTTTCTTTTGTTAACATTTGTTAACTAATAGTTTAAAAAAAATATGATGGTATTTCTGATATTGGTATTTGTAAAATCTTACAAGCTTTGTTGATCTCTTCGGTAGTCCAAATCCC